GGGATGGGGGTTCGGATTAAGTCCCCCCCGACCCTCCCGGCGAACGGCGTTCCCCGAACCCTGGTCGCCGAACATTGTTCACCGAACCCCGTTCGATGAACGCTGTTCTTCGGGCTGGCGCTGGCCTGGCAGAGGCGCGAGGCCATCGAGGATCACCACCGCCGCACGGATAGGACTCGTCGCCGTGGCGCCGATGGAGGCTTGCCCAACCGCTTGATACGGAACGGATATCTTGCCATCCCACGGACCGCCCACGGAGATATAGAGCGCAACAAGCGGGTTGCGGGCGATCCCGAAGGCCCACCAGCGCCCGAGGCTATCCGTTAGGTCCCCATCGCCTTGGCGGTTCCAGACATCGCGGCCGAAGGCGGCTATCTGCGCTTGCTCCGCCGTCGAGAGCTTCCCGGCTTTCGGGTCGGGCGCCCGAGGCGCTACAGACTCGACGTGTTTCTCTTTCATGCCTTGCCGGGTGAACCCGTTCGTTTGAACCGACAAGCACCGAGGCCCAAGGGTTGAAATCCAGGGGTAAAATCACCAGACGCGGCGAAAAACCTTGTGAATCAACGTCTTCATTCTCTTGAGCGAGGAGAACGAAGCACGCGGCCGAAAAATGGCGTGCGACCTGGCGAGCGGGGAATCAGGTCGAAACGGCCGATTGAGACCAGAGTCGCGGCGACCAAAAATCGCGCGCAACCAGCACGGTCCGCAGTGTGTCTAAGCCAGTGGCCCCCGCTGCAATCCGCACCCGCTCAGCCGCGCTCTAGCAGAGCGCACAGCCGCCTTTCAGCAGGCGATCCAAGGCCCTCAAAAATCTTTCACAGGGATGCATTTTGTTGCTTGTATCCTACGCCCTGAAGGCGTATATAGATGAGGCACTAAGGAACGGCGGGAGGGAAACCCAAATGACCGACGAGGAAATCCTAGAAGAAATCGAGCGCGAACACCGCGCTTGGCATAAAGCGCAGTTCGACGCCGAATGCGCCGAGTATACCGCGCTGATCGAAAGCCTCCGTCCGTTCCGTTCCGCCAACTGCACTTGCTCCGATTACCAACTGGAACAAGTCGGTTGCGATTGCGGCGCCGAATACCACTAACCAACAACAACTCTTCAAAGGCTGATCCCCATGTTCGCTCTCACCCACAACGGCCGACTCCTTGGCCTCTACTACAACGACCTGAAAGAGGCTCGCCGCACGGCTCGCGCCCTACACCACACCCTCGGCGGCGACTACGGAGTCCGCGCCGTCAACCGCTAACCGGCTTCACATCGCGGAGAACCCGCCCAAGGCCCGAGCGCAGAAAAGCGTGGCGGGCCTGAAGGCGTAGAAGCGCCACAACGGCGCCGACCTTGAAGGCTGAAACAATGACCATCGACACCGCCCCCGTTCTCGCCGTCCTGCATGAGCAATTCGACAACAACAACGCCATTTGCGCCGCTCTGATCGATTGGGCGATTGACGGCGCCGACTACGGCGCCGAGACCGACGCCGACGTGATCCGCAACGTGGTCCGCCGTCTGGAAGAAACCAATTGCGCGGGATGCTCCGCCCCTCCCGGCCTGATCTACACCGCCGACATCGCCGAAAAATTCGCCCTTTGGTTCGACTGCATCGACACCGCCATGGACGAGTACCACGACGAAATCGGCGAATGGTTCGCCCCTAAGACTTCGGGCGAATTGGTTTGGTTCGCCGTCGAATGGTTCGCCAACCGCCTCGCCGTCTGGATCGACGCCGATATCGTCACCGTGAAGGCCTAAGCCATGATGCGCCCCCAGGACATCGAGACCGTGCGCCGCGCCGTCGAGAAGCAGATCGCCCGTTGCCACGCCAAGGCCGCCGAGCTTGCCGACCGTGGCGACCAATTCGGCGCCGCCGTCGAGTGGTGGACCTATCAGGCCGAACGCTGGAGCCGCGAAACCGAACGCCGGATCGCCCTCGGCGCCGACGCCTGCAACGGTTGGGCAGGGGTTCGCCTCTAACCTCCCTCAGATCACACCAGACCAAGGACAGACCCAAATGACCCTCGAACCCAAGCGTTACCAACTGCACCTCACCCTGAAGAACGGCGCCACGCGCTACCTCTTCACCGTTCAGGCGCCAAGCGCGGCCGAAGCCATCGCCGTCGGCGCCGCGAATAACGCCTATCCAATCGAACGCCTGAAGGCGTGGGGAATTGCCCAACGCCGCACCCGCTAACCTCCCTCACATCGCGCTCTAGCGCCCGAAGGCCCGAAGCGGAAACGCTGGCGGGCCTGAAGGCGTAGAAACCACCGACCAAGGACACCGACTCCCATGACCGAAATCCACCTCACCCCCGCCCAGGTCCCCGCCGCCCTGAAACGCCACTTCGCCGGGCGCACGTTCAGCGCCGTGATTTGCGAGAGCGTCACCATCCCGGCAGGCGCCGGTCTATGGGATGGCGGTTCGCGCGACCTGTTCAGCGCCATCCGCCTTGCCGATAGCGTCAGCATCGGAACGCCCGCCGCCGATCCGTTCGACTTCGGCCAGCGCGACCGCTGCATCCCGATCCCGGCTGGAGTCGTGATCGCCCGCCAATCGACGTTCCAGGGGCGCGACTCTGGCGTGACCTTTTTCGTCCGCGCCGCCGACGTGGCGCCGTTCCTTCCTCAGGCCGACACACCCGAGCTTGAACACGCCGAACGCGTGGTGTTGGCGTGCCTGGACGGCCTGATCCCCCGCGCCCGCCGCGACGAGGCCCGCCGCCATGGCGTGGACGCGGGCGCCTTCGATATGGCGTTGGTCAGCTTGAACGCCTTTGGCTACTGCAAAGCAAATGGCGGCATTACGCCCGCAGGGCGCAACGCCATCGCCACCTTCCCGCGCATCTTCTAGGATCGGAATCACATGTTCACCCTTCCCTTCGCCCTTGTCCTTTCCGACTGGACCGGCCGCAGCCGCGCCCTCGCCACCTTCGCCGACGCCAACGACCTTTGGACCTTTTACGAGGCCTGGAGCGCCGAAGTCAGCGCCAACACCGCCCGCGACGCGCGCTTTCACGTGGACACCGGCCGCGCCACCCGCACCGCTTGCCCGCACAAGACGAAGGAACAAGCCTTAGCTTGGGCAACCGCCCGCTAACCGCCGCCGCATCGCGCTCTAGCGCCCGAAGGCCCGAGCGCGAAAGCGTGGCGGGCCTGAAGGCATGCAACCGACCAAGGAGACTCCCGACAATGGCCCTTCCCACCCCCGCAACCCCCGTGGCGAAATCGCTGCACACCTTGACCGTGATTCAGCAGATGACTCGCGTGATGCAGGCACACGCCGGGTACAACGACACGGAAACCGCCTTGCTCGCAGCCATGGACGCGCTTGGCCTCGCCGGACGCCCCGATCCCTACGACCTCCGCGCTCGCGCCCTCGCCCTCATGACCCCCAAGGAGGCCTAACCCGTGCTGAAACTCACCCAAGCCGACCTCACCCTACTTTCCGTTCATGCCTGCAACGCGGGCGAAGCCTTTGACGAATTGTTGACCCTGGCCGACACCTTCGCCACCGAAGCCGCCGCCTTGCTGGAGAAATTCGCCGAGGCCCAGAACGAGGCCTGCGCGATCATGGAAGACGCGGCCAACGACGCCGAGTCCTACTATGACGAAAAATCCGAGAAATGGCAGGAAGGCGAGCGCGGCCAGATTTACGACGAATTCAAAAACCGCCTGCGCGAGTTAGCCGACGCCTTGGGTGAAACTTTCGAGGCGCCAGAAGTAGAAATCGGGGATCGGCCCGAATGGATCGACAACCTACAGGACCCGGACTTTTCCGAGCCTAATTTCTAGCCGCCAGCCCATCGCGCCCTAGCGCCCGAAGGCCCGAACGCGCAAGCGTGGCGGGCCTGAAGGCGTAGGAACCACCGACCAAGGAGACCGCACGCTATGCCCTACGAAGTCCGAGTCGAAGCCGCCCTAGGCTTCAAAGGCGACATGAGCGGCCTAGAGCCGACATGGGCCGGGGAACTCGTCTTTATCGAAGACGACGGCAAAGTTACGCCCACCGGAGTCCGATCCAGCTACTTCCAGCGCGGCGACGAGAACAAGCGCCGCACCCGCGCAAAGCTCAACCTGATGTTAGGCCGCTATCGCAGCCACCTCGCCCGCACCGGTCAACGCTTTGAACTGGAGCAGAAGGCCAAGCGCAACGCCGAGAAGGCCGCCGAAGCCGCCCGCATCGCCCGCCGCCGTCAACTGAAGGAAGCGGCCCCGGATATGTGGAAAGCCCTAAACGCCCTCTTCCTCGACTTCACCAACGAGAACACGGCCGAGTCCATTCGCCACGGCCCGCACGTCGCCTTGATCGCCCAGGCCTTGAACAAGGCCGGGCCGCAACCCGAACTGGAGTCCTAACCGATGCACCCGAACTATAAAGGCCCCTACGCCATCGCCCTTGTCCCGACACGCGACCGTGGACTCCAGCCCCATCGCCATAATGACGGCTCAATGATTATCATGGGCCTGGACGACGAAGGCGACGACGCGCCCGTGCTTGTGATCCCGATGCGCGCGCGCCCCAAACGAGGCGAAGCGTGGCGCACGACCGACGCCGACCAAGAGTCGTTCGCCCGCGCCCTCGTCAACGCCATGAACGAATACAACGACCTTGAAGCCATCGCCCCGAAGGAGACCTAAGCCCGTGACCGGCGCCGAACTGCAATCCCTTCGCCAATGGCTAGGCCTCAGCGCCGCCGAGCTTGGCCGACTCCTTCAACTTGAAGGCCGCGACCAGGGCCGACAGGTCCGCCGTTGGGAAACCAGCGCCGCCCCGATCCCTGGCCCCGCCGTGGTGGCCCTTGGCTACATCGCCGCCGAGCGCAAGGAGGCGAACCGCCTGGACCGGGCCGCCCGCCGCCAGGAAAGCCCGCCAGAGGCCCTTGCGGCGGCCGAGCCTATCCAAACGGCCGCCGCCGGACTCGAAGCCCCGGCGCCCTGGAAATCGCCCGACAGGAACCGCAGGCGCCGCTAACGAAACCGCTTTGACGAACCCGCTACAGTCGCGTAACCGGGACAATGGGAATAGGGGACTCTCTAATGCACAAAATCATCGCAATCTTTGCCGCCTGCGCGCTCTTGAGCGCGTGCGCTACCGCCGAGACCATGCAGGCCATCGGCGGCAGCCGATCCGATGGCGTGGTGAAACTCGCGTTCGCTTACGGCGCCTTCGAAAAGCCGATTGTTGACCCAGCCGCCGCCCACGAAACAGCTAAGGCGCGTTGCCTCGCCTGGGGATACAAGGACGCCGAAGCCTTCGGCGGCGTCACGCGGCAATGCCTATTCAGCAACCAATACGGTTGTATGCGGGTGCAGGTCACAGTTGAGTATCAATGTTCCTCGGGCGCCGCCCCGACCTAATCACCGACCCTAAGCCGCAAAGCGGCCGGACGCGACGGGAGCCAACAAGGCGATCTAGCGTCCCCAAATATCATCGAGAAGACTGCCCCAAGGGCGGCGCCGGTAACGGTCGCCGCCCTCACTTTTCGCCACGACCGGCGCCGCCAGCGTCAACGCCAGCGCGTCGCCGCCATCGGGCGACCGGAGCCCGCGCTTGCGGATATCCTCTTTCGACTCCAGCACCACGAATTGGCGCGCGTCATATTTGTAGCCAGGACAGACCAAATCCGCGTGCAAGGCGTCATCGTCCGGAATGTCCGCACCGCCGACATCGGCTAGCCAATCCTTCAGCGCCATCCACATTTCCGCGCGCCTATTGCGAGGCCCTGGAATCAGTTCGCCCCTGGCGCCCGTGCGCGTCGGTTGATGCGGCGCCCCGCCGAAGTTGACCCCCTCGCAGATTTTCGACCACGGCTCGCCCCAATCGTGGAGCAGATCGACCACCCCGGCGCCCGAGCCGCCGACATCGATAAACACCTTCGCCGGGTTGTCCCGCTCGACTATCGACCGGACCCAATTGGCGCCCTGGATCGTATCGAGCTTGTATCGCCGCTCGACCTTTTCGACGTGACGCCCGCGCCGCCAGCAGCAGCAGAACCCATCATCCCCGAACCGCGCCGGATCGACTCCGACAATCAGGCTCCCGATACCCTCACAGGTCCGCTTGCGCGCCTGGAGCACCAGCATCGAATCGATAAACGAGTCATGCCCCGTGGCCTGGAACGCCTCAGCCGCCGAGCTTGGATATTCCTGCCGAAAAAGCGCCGGGTCCTTTAGCTCCAACAACTTCGCCCGCCGCCAGACCAATTGCGGAATCGTCAGCCCATACAGCCGCCCTTGTTCCTCCTCTTCCTCGTTTGGCTCCCACCCGACCGGCGGCGCCCGCTGATAATCCAGGCTCCAAAACCACGGAACGAAAATCGCCTGATAGTCCCCGGCGCCCGCCTCCGCCTCTTGCCATCTTTCGTGAAACTCGCCGCCGATCCCCGCCGCCGTCGACTCCAACACGATTTCCGTTCCGTCCAGATCAGGCACCGCCTGGACGACCCCGGCGAAATGGTCCCGCGCATTCGGCCAGTGGGCGACCTCGGAGCCGTGGAAAAGCGTGATCGTTTTCGACCGGCCGACCGCCTTTGACCCGGCCGTTCCGACGCTATAGCCGGACCCCATGGCCGAGAAATTTAGCGCCTTGGCGTTCGCCGCGCCGGTCTCAGGCCGCAGCGCGGGCGGCATGTTCCGGTGAAACCGATCCACCATATCGAAAAGCTGGGCGGTCGCGTCCTGTTCATGCGTCAGGATGTAGACGCTCACCCCGTGCCAGAACATCGCCCGATGGTAGAACCGCGCCCCGATATAGGTACTCAGGCCCTCTTGTCTGGCCTTCAAAATCAACGCGCGCACACGCCCCGTATTGCGCCGTTGCGCCTCTAACTGCGCGTGGACGTAATCTTGCACCCCGTTGAATTGGAGCGCCGCCAGGTCGCCGGCCTTAGTCCTGATTTTCAGGCACGACCGCGCATAGTGGGGAAGCTCGTCCTTGTAACGCTGAAGGATTCCCTTGGCCTCGTCGCTCAACTGGACAAATGCCATGAGCCGACCCTAGGCCGCGCCTAACGCAATTGGCTGATAGCGTCCTCGTAACGGACATGACCAATCGTCAGGTTCGCATCGAGCTTATCGCCGAACCGTCGCGGGTTCAGCACCTTGCACAGCCATTGCCGCGCCTTGATCCGGATATCCGACCGCTGCACCCACTCGCGGTCTAAGACCTCGACCTCTTGCCCGTCATTCCGCCGGATCACCTTCGTATCGCGACCGGAATCGTCGGCGATTTCCAAGGTCTCATAGGCCAGGAAATCCGATTGCGCCTCTTTCGCCAATTCGTAAGCCGCCCTGAAATTCGGCCGCTCACGCTCCCACCGCCGCACCGTCCGCGCCGCCGGGAACCCCTCATGCGTCGCACACAAAAAATCGATACCCCTCGGCGTGGTGGCGATAGCCTCGCAAATCGCTTCCGCGATTTCGTCGCTATAGGCGACCCGCTCAACCCGGCGCATCGCGACAATTTTGGACATCGCCCGTCGCCCTATTCGTCGTCATACGGGTCCGAAGGACAGGGCCAGGACGACTTGTCATCGCCCGGCGTGAACGCCGGACCCTTGGACCCGGCCGAAGTTGTGCGCGGCTTGCCGTTCAGCAGATCGGACCGCTTTGGCGAACCGGTTGACGCGCTTTGCGGATTCGTAATCGTATCGCGGGTTGACGGGCGCGTGTTCGACATCGGAAAGCCCTCAGGGTTGCGGCTTCCCTCGCCCGTTCAACCCGTTCGTTTGACCGGTCAAGCGTAGCCATAGGGCCGCCGCCGACAACTCCGCACCCACGCCATCCGTTCAAGCAGCCTTATCCGTTCCGGATCGATAGGTGGCCACGGCTCGCGCCGCAGCAACGCCAGATGACCCGTGCAGTAAGCCGACCGCCCATCGACCGGCAGGCAGCACGACAGGGTTTCATCGCCCCAGCCTGCGACCGGCCAGCAGCATTCGCCATCCATCCGCTGCACCCACGGGCGCGGTGTTGACCCGTACAGCGGCGCCGACACCGCCTCAGGGCGGCCAGGAGGCGGTTCGCGCCCCAGCCCGACCAGGGACGCGCCCCGCTCACGGAACGCCTCGGCAATCGACACGGGCGACCGTGGCGGCAGGCCGAGCCGCAACCGCTTGCCCCGCACCGCCGCCGCCGTCATCCCGACCAGGGCGCCAATACGCGCCGCCGACTCCCCGCCGCGCCAAGCGTGCGCCATCAGCCGCGTTTGTTCCGCCGTCCACGTCATGTTCATGGCGCTAAATCCTCCTGCCATGTCGGGAGCGCAGCGGACGCCATCGAAGCGTTGCTAGACGCGCCTAAATCCGGTTGTGTCAGCCCACCTGGCGGAGCATCCCCGAACGGGATTTCATCGCCCACCGCGACCCATTGGCCGTTGCTTCTCGGAACATCCGGCGCCTTGAACTTCGCCCCTTGCCACGTCGCTTTCGCCAACTGGAGCGCCCCCGGAATCGCATCGATCAGCGCCCCGACCTCTTGCGCCGTGTAGACCGCGACCGCCCGCCCCTCGGCAATCACCTTGCTCGCCGCCGCATCGTCCTCGACCAGGGCCGCGACCGTTCCATCCGCTAACCGGACCTCCCACACCCAAGGCGCGATAGGCCGATGACCCTCCGCCTCCGCCCAGGCGTTCAGCGCCCACCATGCCCGTTGCATCGCCTCCGCCCTGACTTGCGCCGACGCCAGCACCCCCGCCGGGATCACCTCACAGCCCCAGGCCGCCGCTATCGCCGCCGCCCAGGTTTGTTGCTGGCGCCGGAACCGGGCCAACAGATCGGTATTCCCGAGCGCCACCAGACGTTCCAGCCGTCCAAGGCCCCACTTCGCCTCACACTCTCGCTTGGCCGCCTCAACCGCTTCACCGTAGGCGCCGAGCACCGCCGCATCGTTAGGGCTTGGCATCGGATAAACCTCCGCGTTTAGCCGCTGAAAGGGCCGCGCCCGCCCTATCGGATTTCCCCTCAGGCGGCAGCGCATCCAATTCCTGCAACATGCTCCGCCGGGGCAGGATCGAGGCCGGAATCTCGGGCGGTTCCTCGCCGTCATGGAAACCGGCCAGAAGGGTTCGTAACGCATCGATCCGATCCCGCATCGCTTCCCACCGGTCGAAGTCCGCCGGTCGCGGCTTCACGACATGGGCGACCGAGTTGCACAGCCGACGCTCTAGCCGGGCAATCGCATCAGCCGTGTGGACCTTGCGCCAGCGTCCGCCGTTCACCGCTTCCCGTCGCCACTTCGCCAGGGCCGGGTTTCTAGGTTTCCCCTGCATAACCAAGCCTCCTCGGATCATCTTCCGCCCGCCGCCGTGGCGAAGGCGGTGAAGGCGTTGCGTGGGGCCGACAGCCCCGCAACGCAGCGCCTTTCACCGTCCATTCGACCGGCGGAAAACAGGCGGGATCGGGGATCACCGATTCCCCCTTTTCCTTTCCTTTTCCCCCTTACCTTCCCCGTTAGGGGAAGGAGGGAAAAGGGGCGCCCGCCCGCGTATGCGCGCAGGCAGCACGAAGGCGGTATAAGTTGCCCCATAAGGCGGTTAACTGCCCAGCTTATCAATCGGATTTCATTGAGCTTTTCCATTTTACCGCCTTCGTACAATCTGCACCGCCTTCGGCCGACCGCCTTACCGCCTTCGCTTGGACCGCCTTAGGGACCGCCTTCTTGAAATCATTGACCTTTTCGATTGCTACGCTTCACCTTTGCCGGTCCGCCAGCCGCGCTTGTTAGAGTTTTTGCTGAGGTAGATTTCGCCGTCCTCAACCGCCTCGCGAATGGCCTGCAATGCCGTCGCCTTGCTGAGTCCAACGCCGCCGCACAGTTGTTCGACAAGCAGCACGTAAAGCCCGCGCTCATGATCCGAGCGGCCCATGTATGGCCGCCCGCTCGACCACGCGAATTCAACCTTGTCCTTGACCAGCTCGACCAGATTCCGTTCGCGCACCGCCGCCTTAACCTCGGCGCCGCCGCACGTCTCGAATATCCCGTTCGCCCACAGCATCCGCAGCGCGGTTTGCTCGCCGCTCGCCGCATAGTTCGCCTTGCCCCGGATCAGCGTCCGCTCATTCGCATCCCCGGTTTCCGGCTTGCTGAGGTACAGCCTCGACCGCACCCCGTTTTCCCAGGCCAAGGTTCCTGAGAGTCCGTCGCCCTCTTGCTTGCCGACCCTCGACGGATGGCCAAGCAGCAGGATTGTCAGGCTATGGCCGCGTTCCAGTTGCGCCAGGATCAGGCCGCCCAGGACCGTTTTCAAAAACGTGTTCACTTGCGCCGGGTCGCGTTCCTCACCCGTGAACACATCGCGGATTGTATCGAGGATCAGCAGGCCGGGATTCAGACGTTCAAGCGTTTGTTTCAGCCGCTCATGAAATACGCCCAGGATTGGCCGGTCCTGTTCAAAGCTCAGCAGGGAATTGTTGAACCCGTAGCGCGGCCACAGGTAAGCGCCGCCGTAGGGGTTGCCGATGGCGTGGCCAGCGCCCCGCCGGATAGCGTCATGCCGCCGATGCAGTTCATCCCGCCTATCTTCACAGAACACCGCCAACACGTGCGCGCAGTGTTTCACGTGGAGCCCGAGCCAATCGCCGCCGGTCGCCACCGCATAGGCGAGTTGTTGCGCCAGGAGGCTTTTGCCCAGGCCCCCACCGCCGTACATCGAATTCACCTCGTCCTGAACGATCCAGTCCGGCGCCAGCCATTGTTGTTCAGGCGCTTGGCCATGGAAGTCCGCCGCGCTGATCGGTTCGCTTGTGTCGGCGTCATCGAGAGTCGAATCCGGCGCCGGGGAGTCCGGCGGCGCCGGTTCAGACTTTCCCGGCCTTGGCTCCCCGGCCGCATCTGCGACCTTCGAGTCCCAGGACCGCATCGCATAGGCCCACTTACGCTCTAGCTCAGCATAACCCCGGCCCTCGCGCTCTAGCGCCTGCGCGTTCGTCTCGCCAGGAAGCCGTTCCAGGCGGCTTTTCGTCGTCACCTCGTATTGGTTCCAGACCCGCGCCTTTTCGCCGTCCTGCGTCTCCTGCGTCGGCGGGATCGGGGACTCCCTGTACAAGTCCACAATGGCGCCCCAGACGGCCCGAAGCATCTTGTCCTCGCGCCCGTCGATATCCCGGCCGAAGGCGTTTTTAACCGCCCCCGGCGACTCCGTGTGTTCGCTTTGCGGCCCCCCGCCTGGCGCGCCGCCGTATTCCTCGCGCAGCGCCTCGACCTCCTCGACCAGCCAATCCAGCGCTTCCGCCAACGGGATCACCCACGGCTCATGGCCGCCTTCCCAATCGTAAATTCGCGTGCTCGCGTGCAGCGACGGCGGGACGATCACGAACCCGCCCGCGCCCCGTACATCGACGCACAACCCGGTTTTGAAGGTCGGCGGAGTCCAGCCCGCAGGCGCCTTGAAAAACACTTGCCGCCCGCCGCCGCCGGTCACTTGCGCCCAGGTCAACGGCTCGACCCCGCCCGCATGGACGTTCACCACCCGCGCCCACCAATCGAAGGCGCCGGACCCTTCCTTACGGTCCAGATCGATCACGAACAGGCCGCCCGAGCAGGCGCCGGTTATGATCCCCATGTTCCGCCGGGCGCGGTGCTCGCCGGTCGCCGGATCGAACCATCGGGAGAACACCGAGTCAGAACTCAGGTGCTCACGAAATTCCAGCCAATCGCCAAACGGCCGCTTCCATTGCGCGCCCTCGCCCGGCCGATGCGCGGGGACGACCTGTAAGCCAAGCTCGCGGTACATCGCCGCCCATTGGCAGGACGACGCCCATTCGGAGTCGAATGTTCCGTTCATCTGCAATGGGCGCCTCAACAAAGAAGGCCGAGGTTGCCCCCGGCCTTAGGTCATTCGGCGAATTAAAAATCGTCAGCAATCGACGCCACCGTGACCGGCTTGGCCATATCCACGACGTTTTCGCCCCGGTCGGTTTTCCCTTCCGCAGGCCTCACGCCGGGCGCCAGCAGATCGGGAGGCCGATCCGCCCAGCCGACGATTGACCACACCGGCTGATAATTCTGGCTCGATACCGGCTTGCCGTCCTGGCCTTTGCCCGTGGACACGATTGGCGTTGTCTTATCCAGGCGCACGACCGGCAGTTGCCCAGGATGCGCCTTCGCATCCTTCAAATAGGCGTCATGCAGATCGTCCATTCCCTGGATCGAGACCGCTGCGTTAGCGGCCATTTCGCGAATATCACCACCCGACGCCTTACCTAGTTTCATATGGATTCGGAAACCGGGCCGGGCTTTGTCCGAAGGCTTGGCCGGGAGCGGCTTGCCGTAGACGGCCACATCGATTTCAGGGGCGCCATTTGTCGGAAAATAGAGCCACCCTAGTTCAATGTTTTCCAGATCGAACACCGCCTGAAAGACAGGCGTGATTTCGACCGTGTTCGACTCCCAGCTTCCATCCGATTGCGTCCGATCCACCCGGAACAGGCGACCGGCGCGGGCGTCATATTTCACGATAGGGGTTCTATCTTCGCCGGAACCCCTTTGCGGCAGGTTCAATGCCATCGTCACATCCTCACGTCTTCACATCCACACGTCACACGCACACTAGAAATCGTATTTATCCAGCATGATCCGGCTAATGTCCTCGTCGCGTAATTCCTCGCGCCGTTTCTCGATTAACTCTTCAATCGGTTCCAGCCAGCCTTGCGGGATATTCAGTTCATTGATTTCGACATAGACCTCAACGATATCCAGATCACGCGGACAGAGCGCGCCCGCAATCTTGTCCTCGATTTCATCCCAGATCGGCGTTTTCTTCGCCGAATAGGCGCTTGGCCGGGATAGGGCTTTCAGCAGCGCGCCCATAGCCCTATTCCCCGAACTCGATCCGGTTCAGAAGCTCGACAATTTGCGACATCAGCCATTTTTCGTGGTCAGCCCATGCTTGGGTTCTCCACCGCTTCCGCACCATTTCGGGATAGCTTTTATTGCGCCGCCTCAATTCCTCTTCAGCGCACATCAGCAAATCGCGAGTCCGCGCCTCGGGCGGCTTTTCAAGCACCGGGATTTCAGGCAGCAACTCGGGTTGTAGCTCTACCTGCAATTCTGGCGCGGGCTCCAACTCCGGTTCTGGCGCCGGAACCGGGTCCAGACGCCGTTCCCGATAGCGCGCCGTAATCGCCTCTTTGGTTTGTTCCTTATTAATCCGGTCCTCGACAACCGTTCGCCCGGCTTGAGTCAGTTGATGATGACCGTAATCGTGCCAGCCCTCAGCTTTCGCTCTATCGAGACTGCCGTAACGCCGCCCGGCGGCGGCATGGCCGATCAACTCATTCCCCTTAACCAAAGCCCGTTCCGTTAAACCAATGGCCACAAATCGCTTTTCCACGGAGTCTTCAATACGGACTCGTCGCGGCCCGGCGTGAAGCGCCTTCAGCCAAGCCAATCCGCGTTCAGTCACGCGCGGCTTTGCTGGCTTATTGTTCCGCAGTTGCACAGGATCAGACATTTTATCCTCCTGTTTTGGAGTGTTCACGCCTCCAAATCGGCTTTCAGGTAATTGACGATGTTTTGCATGAGTATCGTTTCGCGGTCCGCATCGCTTTGATCCATTGCCTTCCGAGCAACCATTTTCGGATACACATTCCGGCGCATGGCCAATTCTCGTTCAGCGCACTTCAGCATTTCGTTCAGGCGCACCGCGCCCCTATCCATTACGTCAGACATGGGCGACCCCCAGCGGTTCGACTCGATGTTTCACGTGAAACTGCTTTCGCCCATAGGCGGCGATCAGGGCCGCCTCAGCGCGCCCATGGTGTTTCTTGAGCGGCCATTCCGCCGCGCTATGCGGCCACATCCGCGACGCCGCTAGGCGGGCCTCGTCCTTGTCCGCCGTCACCCCCATGATCCGTTTCCACAGCGCCGGGCCGACCTCATGAAGCGGGATGAAATTCGCCGTTACGGCGCCGCGAAGCTCGCCGTAATTCTTGCCGAAGGCGAAGCTATTCACCCCGCCCTCGCCCGGCCGAGGCCAAGCCTTTTCGATCCAGGCCTCAGCGATCCCGTCGCGCCATTCATCGACCAGGGCGCCGACCTGATACTCATTCAACACCCGGCCGTTTTTCAGCTTCAGCGTCGGGACATCGAACACCGCGACCAGGGCGCCGGAATCGACGTGAACGAACGCCAGGGCGCCATCTAGGCCGGGATCGATTCCGAGGATCAAATGCCCTGTCATCGGAACAGCCCCCGCAGCAGCATCCCGAGGCAGACCGCCGCGACACTCACCGCCGCGACCACCAGCCAATCAATGCGCGGTCGATCCATCAGCTCGCCGCCCGGAATTTTTTGGTTGAGGCCCACGTCGCCAATTCGTCCAGGCTGCAAATCCCCTGATCGACCAGCGCCCGCCAGTGTTCCGCCGGAATATTGTCGCGGAGCACCCAGCTTTTGACCGTTGGGGATTTGCCGGTCCAGTGGAGCTTGTTGTGAACAATCTTGTAGCCGCCAGCGTCGCGGATGATTTGAGCATGAGAGCGCATAAGGCGGCGATCATTTGCTTGTCGGCTGTCTACATCAAGATCAAAAGCAATCCGCGCCGCTCCTACACTAGCGGTTACAATCTGCACCCCGTTGCAGAGCGCGGGCGCACTGATATGAACTCTTATGGACACTGCAAAACGCATCCACCGGCGACATAACATTCCCGTGAACCTATCGCCCCACGGAGCATTTCGGGTTTAATGCACGGCGACAATCCGCCCCCGGTTAGGGTCATGGCGCCGCTCTACTTCAAAATCTGGAAAACCGGCGGCCGATGGATTCCCGGCGAATGGCCTAGCGCCCAGGCCGCCGCCGCCGTGGCCATTGCCCGCGCTGAGAAGCACCCCGGAACCGAGTATCAGATTCACGCCGTCCTTTTCCTGATATGCGCGCCGAGGCCGATCCGGAGCATTGACCTCGCCCGCCAGGCGGGAGGCCACAAACGCGCCGCAAATCTTTCGCCCGAGCGGCGCCGCGAGATTGCCCGGCAGGCCGCTAGAGCCCGTTGGGATAGCTGAGGGAGGCGCCGTTGTGGTTCTACATTCCCCGGCCGACGACCTCACCGCCATCAGCCTTTGCACCGGGTCTGGCGCCCTCGACTTGGCCTTGGGACTCGCGATTCCTGGCCTTCGCCCAATCCTGTATGTGGAGAGGGAAGCTTTCGCCGCCGCGACTTTGGTTCAAGCGATTGAGGCGGGTTATCTGGCTCCGGCGCCTCTATGGTCAGATACCGGAACCCTCAGAGGCCGACGCTTTCGCGGATGCGTGGACCTCCTATTTGGAGGCGTCCCGTGCCAGCCGCACAGCGAGGCCGGGCGCCAGCGAGGCGCCGCCGATCAACGCGACCTCTGGCCTGATACCCGCCGGATCATCGCCCAGGCCCAGCCCTGGAGCGTCTTCATCGAAAACGTCGGCGGGATCATCCACACGGGCGGCGCTTACCGGATTCACCGAGGATTACGCCGGATGGGTTATCAGGTTGCGGGAGGATTATTCACGGCGGCAGAGGTTGGCGGTTCTCATGAGCGAGAGCGGTTTTTTCTTCTCGCTGTCAACGACGCTTTGGCCGACCCCGACCGAGCGCGACCACCGCAGCGTTTACGCCTCACCGCAGATGCATGTCCGCAATGCCCGCCCACTATCGGAGGCAGCCGGGCGATGGGCGACTCCGACCGTGGCGGATACCGAGGGCGGCCGGGCGAACCGGTCGAAGGAGCGGAGCGGGGAACTGTTGATCCGGGGACAGGCCCTTTTATTGCATTCCCGCCAGGACCCGACGACCTTGACGGATGGCACGCCATCCTTGCGGTCTGGCCTCACCTTGAACCCGTTATTTGTGGAAAGTCTTATGAACTGGCCACCCGGCTGGAGCGCGCTCGCGATTGGACGCGACACGCCAGAACCCAACGCCTGGACCGGTTGCGTCTACTCGGCGGCGGTGTTGTCCCGCTGGCGGCGGCTCATGCGTTCCGCACTCTTACAGCAGAGCTTGCTAGAACCTCTCCCGGCGCAACTCGACTTTTTCGGATGATGGCTCAGCACGGTACAGCTACCAATTGCGCCGAGGAGGATGACAAAATACTGTCCTCGCGGTAACTTACCACTGTTGAGCTTGGACAGACCTTTGCGGGGAAGCTTCCAATGCGCCCAGATTTACCGTCCGCACCGCTCGCGATTCAGGCGCTTCCGTGCGACGAGCGCGGCTTTCCGATCCCGTGGTTCGTCCACATAGACGAGAACGGCCAATCCGATTTCCGGGTGATCGGCTTCAACAAACAGCGCGACGCGCTCAGGCAAAATCTTTGCTGGATATGTGGCCGTAAGCTCAGGCGCGTCCGCGCTTTCGTCATCGGACCTATGTGTGTCGTGAATCGCGTCAGCGCAGAACCGCCGTCACATCCCGAATGTGCCGACTTCGCGGCCAAAGCTTGCCCGTTCCTTACCCGGCCACTCGCCAAGCGCAATGAGCACGGTCTTGAGAGGCACCAGACCGTAGCGCCGCCGGGGATCATGATTTCACGCAATCCAGGCGTCACCGTCATTTGGTGGACCCTGCGCTTTTCATTGCTCCGAACCTCTTCAGGTCCGTTGTGCCGCATCGGCCAGCCCGAGCGCGTCCAATGGTTCGCCCACGGCAGACCGGCGACCAGGGACGAAGCTCTTGAAAGCATGGCATCCGGACTCCCGACCTTAAGGGAAATGGCTAAGGCCGAAGGTCCCGCCGCCATCCACGAACTTGCAGAAGCGTACTTTCACGCTCGCCTGCTAGTACCCGAAGCCGCCTGAAACCACAGAAGGAACCTCATATGCAATCGGCCGCCAGGATCACCGATCATTCCGCTTTCCTCGCCAAGGTAGAGCAGCGCGACGCCCAGGCCGCGAAGAAAGACAAACCCTCGATGACCACGAACCCGCAACTCGCCGCCCATCGCAGCAATGCCAAATGGGCGAAGCCGCTCCCCAAGACCCACGCGAATTTCATTCCGGCGCAAAGTTGGCTGGCGTATTCGTGGATCGATAAAGACCCCGAGTTGGACATGGTGAAATTCGCCATCGAAGAAAGCGGGATGACGCTAGAGCAGATCGAAATCGCTACCGAGCAGGCGGGCCACAAGGTTAGCCGTTATACGATTCTGAATTGGATGTTCGGTGAGACTCGCCGTCCGCAGAACGTGACCATCAACACGGTCATGGCGGTTATCGGTTGGGATCGGCCTTGGGTACGCCGTGCCTGATATTCGTTACCTCTCGACAAAACTGGCCGCCGCTTACCTCGACACAAGCCCGGCCACCCTTGCCCGCCTCCGCCTCTCAGGGCGGGGGCCGGTCTATTACAGCCTTGGCCCCCGCCGCATCAAATACGCCACCGACGATCTTGACGCGTGGCGCAAAGCCCATCCCTTCAAACACCGCAGGAGACCACCCCCTTGAGTAAAGCCACCCCTCAGCCCGAGACTATCGACCCCGTGACCTTCGCCCGCTTCATCGTCATGCCGGGCCTCAATAAGCTTTTGGACGCCTTCGGCCGTATCCCGCCGGGGCCGATGCGCGAAAGCGTCATCCACCTCGCGACCACCCTCGCGGATCAGTACAGCAACGCCCCGCCGGAATACGCCATGGCCGACCCCCTGCTAATTGCGGCAGGCCACCAGGCGGAGCCTCCGATTCAGGCGGAAAAGGTCGCCCAGCTCCCCAAGGGACCGATTGCCGACAGCCCCGAGGCCGACGTGATCCGGCGCCGCAAGAAGGGCCAGCACCCGCAGCAAATCGCCCTCGACGCCCATCTTCCCCGCTCCCACGTGGACAAGATGATTGCGGAGGCCAAGAAAGCTGGAATCACCTTCCCCAACATTCGCGGCGCCCGAGGTAGGCCGATGGAACAGAAGGCTTGGCATACCACCCTCGACACCATGCGCGGCCAGGGCCTCAGCCGGATCGAGGATGCAGCCCGGCGCCGGGGGATCAGCCCGCAAGCCTATCTCGACCGCAAGTTGCTCGCCGTGAAGATGGCCCAGGAGGGCGCCCAATACCCGGAAATCGAGAAAGCCACGAAGTCCGATATGAAGTCCGTCAGCCTATGGCTCAGCAACGCCCGCGCCGCCGGACTCAGCGTTCCGTATGCCGAGCGGATCATGGACTTCCGTGAAGAGGCCGCCCGCGCCGCCGGAAAGCCCCAGGACGGCCAGGACGCCGCTTCGGCGACCGTTCACCCGCTCAAGCGGTTTTTCGGCCCTTATGACGCGCTCAGCGCCAGCACCCAATCCGCCATTCGCCGCGCCGCCGAAAAACGTAACCTTACGCCGGACGGCTACCTTGACTTGAAAGAGGCTATCGTTCGCCGCCGCATGACCGGGGCGACTCCGGTACAAATTGCAGCCACCTCAGGGGAAACCCCGATTTTCGTGAAGGACACTTTGCAGGAGGCTACCAACAAAGGCGCCAAATTCCCCCCGTGTCCGAAGGGTTGGGCGGCGCGAACGGCGTAACCGGCGAGGGGAAAGAGGCGCGGGATGGATGATTCAGCATTTGAACGACAGCCCGCGCCTCAAATCCAAATCTCCGTCCGCCTGGATTTCAGCAGTCGCATAGGGCGCCCCCGCTGGCTTGCCCGCCTGCTATTGGCCATCCCCGAGCGATGGCTTGTCCGCATTGTCCCGATCTATGACGCGGTGTTCCTGTTAGGCGTGGCGCCGATCCTTTTCGGATGGCTGATCGTCACCCGCCGCGAACCCGGTTTCGCCTTCCCCGCCGCCCTGGCCTGGATTCCCTTCCTCTTCGGGTTTGTGGCCTTGTGCGCCGCCCAGGTCGCACGGCTCGCCGAACGGCTTCACGTCCAACAACAGCTTGTCGAGACCCTGGAGGCCGACTTAGGGAACGTCATTAGCGAAGTTGTCGCGCTTGTTTTGAACAAGGTTCATGACGGGATCATCCCAGCCGACAACGACGATGATCCGGAAAATGTGCATCAGATCATCGCCCGGTTGATGCGTCTCGCCCGAGAGTTAGACCGGCGCTTGCCCGAGACGATTCACGCCCTGGAGGCGAAGCATATCCAGGCCGACTCCTTGCGCGACCTTCAGCGCCATATCCAACCGCTTATCAAGCGGAACCACTAAAGGCCCTCAACATGCCTTCCGGCTATCGAGACGACGAAGAAGTGTCAGCAAGGGAAATATGCGCGTTCCTGAAAATCAGCCGCTCGAAATTCTTCGCCTTGGCTAAGGCCGGAACCATCCCGACCCACCTCACCATCATCGGGCGCCGGGTCATGTGGAAGTCCGACCTTTGGGCGACCCGAGAGCAGGCCGCCCAAAGGATTAAAAAGCACGATTAAGCCACGCGAAACGCAACAACATTTGGGTTCGGGTTACTCACATAGGCCGCCCACGCCTCTAGGATCGTGCGCCGCGCCTGTAGGTTGGTTTCGTGGACGTAGGCGTTACGGGCCGCATTGCCGACGATATGCGCCATGCACTCTTCCAGCACACTTTCCGGATAGATCGGCAGGTTCGTAACCGGGTCATTCTGTTGACCGCCCCAGGTCCGGAACGTGGTCCGCAGGCCATGGGGGACGACTTTGGCGAACGTCCCGTCACTCTGTTCAACCGGTTCCGGATAGGCCTCTTTCAAAATGTAGATCAACGCCTGATCGTCCATAACTTCGCCGTTGATGCGCGACGGGAAAATCAGGCCGGATTCCGGCTTGCCGCCCTCAGGCATGACAAGCTGAAGGATTTCCAGATGACGGGCCGTCAACGGGACCTTATGCGGCCCGACTTTTTTGACCTTCATTTTGTGAGCCGGGATCGTCCACAGCTTCCGCTCTAGGTCGATTTCCGACCAATTCGCCGCCAGCGCGTTACCCGCCCGCACGACCGACAACAGCAGCCATTCCGTGCAGAGCGCCGACATCGAGCCGCCCGCCCGCAGATCGGCCACCACGGCGCCGACCTTGCGCCAGGGGACGGCCGGACGAGGCACGGACGGCGCCACGTCAGGCACCAACATGCGCCACCGCTCAGCCCTGAAATCCGCCGGGTTAGGGGCGTTTTCCGGAATGTAGCCCGAGGCCGCGCACCACTCGAAAACCAACCGCAATTGTTGCTCGACCTTCCGCATTTGCTCGCCCTTCGGCGTGCGCTCGCGGACCGCCTGGAGGCAGCGAACCACGTCCATACGGGTGATATCCGCCGGTCGCATGTCGCCCAGGCCCGCCGTGTTTTCCGGCTTCAGCCGGTTCAGCCAATAGCGCCGACCGTCCTCATGTTTCCGTTCGTCGCCCTTCGGCCCGAGCTTGGCCACCGCGATTTTAGCCGCCGCGTAGAGCGTATGTTTCAACTTCGGATCGGGCGCCGCCTTCGCCGCCTTGCTCCGCTGGCGTTCGCTTTTCGGATTGATGTTTTGGGCGATCAGCCCCTCACACCGCTCGCGCTCTTTACGGGCGCCGCTCAGGTCTAGCTTGTGCGCCGACCCGAGATTCATGTCTTCCGTCTTCCCACCGCCCGGCGGCGTGAACCGGAACAGCCAGGACCGTTGCGCCTTCTCGCCCACGATCAGATAGAGGCCATCACCGTCAGGAACTTTGCCGGTCGCTTGAGACGGCCCGTTTTTGCGCGGCACTTGCGGCGCGTCCCCCATCAGAGCTTTGAACTCTTTTTTCTCAATCGCCATGGCCGACTTTCCTCCCCAAATTTCCACCCAAAATGGGTGAAACCGCGTTCAGAAGGAATTAGAACGACTTACCGACCGGGTGCAATATGCATCTTGTTTTTCAACGGCTTGCTGGACTTCCCTGGACCGCCGTAGACCCGTTTAGACCCCGAAAATTTCCTTGTGCAGGATAACCGGGCCATTGATTTCCTTAGGCTTTTTGGTTTCTGTGGCCGGTTTACCACACAATTCCACCAATTTAACCGACCGGGGGCGCCCTGTAGCGCGACCGTTGGTTAGAGGCGGCGCAGGGTCTCCGCTTCCGTGAATCGCGCCAGCCGCACCGGCTTGCCGCTCCCATCGGCATGATCGCGGGCGTAGGTCTCCATCGTTTCGATCATGGCCGCGCTCGTCGCCACCAACGGGATAACCCTCGACCCGAGCCCCGGAATGATGACGCAAACGATTCCTTCACGTCCGTCCTCTTCCTTCACCAACCACGCAAACAGGTCAGCCATGATGCACCTCGTATCGTGACCGTAGGCCGGAAATCCCTCGGCGTGGAACCAAAATCAGGCGACGTGGTTTTGCAATTTGTCCCCGGCCGGGCAGTCCCCAAAACAGCGAGGCCCAGGACTAGCGGCCCCTCGATTGGATGCTCAGCCGGGGGGCCGCGACCTTAATCCCCGAAAAACGGGCGCTGGAGCCCCTGGATGTGCTGGACGCCCTTGCATAGCCGGGCAGTCGCGCAAGGGCCTCTGACGCCCTTCCCGGCGGCGCTACGGACCGGTTTGGTCTGAAGGCTGCAACTGTACCGACCCGCTTACGCCCGCAGGCGAGGCTTGCCCAGCCTTGTACCACGCCTGAATCAGCGGATGCGTGATCGGGTCCAATTTCGTAATCAGGCCGTTCGGATCGGCCGACCCGAGCCCGGTTTTCACGATTGCCGTGCGCTCCGCATCCGTCAGGGCGGAGCCCTGATAGACCTTGTTAAGCCCGCTCATAATCAACCCGTGCAGCGATAGCTTCGGCATTTCCAGATTAGCCAGCGCATCCAGCCGCACCGCCGAAGCGGAGTTTGTTGTCGGATCAATCATTTTCGCGTTGCGCGCCCGCAATAGTTCATTGCCCAAACCCTCACGGAAATTGGCCGCGTCCGCCGGATCGAAGGTCGCATCCTGATTGAGGATTTGGCGCGGCGAGCGCGCCAGCTTGCTAAGCGGCGACGTGAACCCCGCTGGCGGAGTCTCGATGGCCTCGCGCGCCGCTTGCACGTAGCCGGTCCCCGCCGCATTCCGGATATCCCCGGCGCTGATCGGATAGGCGTTGTCCGGCGCCGTGGCCATGCTGGTATGTTCCGCCAGTTGGGCGCCGTATTCGTCAGACCCGGTTCGCAAGCCCGCTTGCCCAAGCTCAAGCGCATTTTGCCGGGCGATATTGGCCCGGTAATTCGCTCGCGCAGGCGCCAGTTCAGGCACGTTTTCCAAAACCGAATTTAGGTCGGTTTGCCGTTTGAACAGGCCGCGCGCCACGTCCCTTTGTCCGGCCACCCCTTGCAGGTTCGCGCCGCGTTGCCCCATGGCTTGTTGAATCCGATCCAGATCACCGGCCAGAATTGGTGCTTCGGGCGGCGGTGCAGGCGGCGGCGGAGGCGCTGGCGGCGGCGGCCCACGAACCGGCGTCCGCGCCAGCCGGTCAAATTCCAGCCCCGCCGGATCATTGGCGTTGGCCTCATCCGCAACCGCCCGTTGCTCGACTGTATCGGCGTTGCGGAATGCGGCCAGCTTCGCCGCCTTCACGTTACTCCGCTCGTTCACCGGTATCCCAGCGTCCGAAAGCTCTTGCTCCAACCCTTGCGCCCGTTGTTCCCAATCCGAGCCGTAAGTGTCCGGGTGATAAACCGGTTTGCCCAGGGCCTCGCGTTCAAACGCCGCTGCAAAATGAGGCGTCGGGTCCCACGGCCTAGGCCAGCCGAACATACCCTGATCGGCCATCCGCCCGGCCATGTCCTCGATATTGGCGCCGCCCTTATGTACCATCCCCGGCATCAGCCGCAGCCCATCAGCAAGCGGTTTCAGGTCGGCGCCGCCAGAGTCGAGGTTTACGCCTCCCTCCGCCCAAATCCGGGGGAACAGGCTGTTTTTGCGCGGTTGACCGTAGGTGGCGATATCCCGCTTTGCGTTCGACAGGACCGCCGCATCCTCTTCCGCTCGAACCACGTCCTGCGTTCGCGGTGTTGGAGGCGTGAACGGCGGAGGCGTGTTCATCGGTTCCGGCGCCGGACCGGCGGCGGCTGGCGGAGGCGCAGGCGGCGGCGCGGGCGCCGCTTGCGGCTTTGGCGCATTCGGCAGCAATACCTTCAGCCGGGCCGCACTTTCATAATCGCGGTCCGCCGTCGCCGCATCAATCGCCTGATTGATCGCCGCCGCGCCGTGATCGTCCGCCAGCGCCGTCCGCGCATCCGGCGTCATGTACTCATTGACCGGCGTTTGATGCGCCTCCGGATACAGTTGCGCCGCCTGCGCGCGCTTTTCGCCAGTTATTTGGCTTTCCGCCTGGCGGGCCGTCTTATCGCCCGGTTGCAGCCGCCCAAGCAAATCCTGCGCGTTCTCAGGAAGCGCCGTCGCCACGTCCTCCGCGTGTTGGCCAGCCACACCCCGGCCGCCGCCCTTCATCGCCGCCCCGGTCAACAGCCGCAAAGTGTTTGGGCCGCCGCTCGGCAGCTTGGCCGCCAGATCGACCAGCGACGGATTCGACGCCCCGGTTTTCCGCCATGCGGCCAGCGCATCGAGCATTTGCTTTTGCGTGGCGCCGTCCGCCTGTAGCGCCTTGGTTAGCTCAGCATTCGCCGATACCGCCGGGTCCACAGTCCGCAGACCGGTTAGATTGCCCGCACCGCGCAACAGGGTTTTTCCAGTGTTGACCAACGGCTTGACCACGCCAGAGGCGACAGCGGGCGCCGCGACTGTCACAGCAGGCGCCACCAACCCGCCCAGGATCGCGCCCTTTTTGGCGCCCGAAACCTCTTGTCCCGGCGCCGCTTCGGTCGCGCCCATGACCCCGCCGGTCGCCGCGCCCGGTATCACGCTCCGCAGGGCCGCCGTGGGAACCGCCTCGCTCGACAACAAACCGCGCACGAACGCGGGCGCCTTGGCCGCCGCCTCTTCCCCGATACCCTTGGCGACGAACCCGCCGATTTGTTTCGCGCCCGGCGCCCCCAGGCCGCCAAGCAGGCCGCCGCCTACAGCAGCATATGGATGCGCCTTCGCATAAGCATCCGCCCGGTCCTTATCCAGTTGCCGTTGCACCGCATAGGCATCGCCCGCCGTGTAAGACGGCGGACCGGGCGTCACCAGATTCTTGACGCCTGTAGTAAGGGCCGCAGTCGCCGCCGGAACCAGATCGGACAGGCCGAAAGTAGCGCCCGCCGCCGCCCGGTCCGTAAACCGGTCAAAGACGTTTTGTTTGTCGGCGAACGTATTGGGCGCGTTTTTGACCAGGGATTCACGCGCCAGAAACCGCCGCGCCGCCTTGGCCGCCAGTTGCGGATCATTGGTCGGAACCGTGACATAACGCTTGTCAGGGAGTTGAACCGTGATCCCTTGAGCCGCCATCCATCATCCCCCGGAAATCGGGCGCCCCAGCCAATCAATGGTTGTCGGCGCCGCAGCGCCAGCAGGCGCCGGGACGGCAGGCGGAGCAGCGGGCGAAGCGTTTTGCAGAGCCGTTGCCGTCCGCGCTGATTGCGACATGGCGTTGAGCGCCGCGTTTTTCTGTGTCCGAGACGGCGGAGGCGCAGGCGGCGGCGCGGACGCGGCCCCAATGGGTTGGCCACCCGCATACCCCTTGCGTTGCTGATACACCGTGCCGTTCGGCGCCCGCCAATAGGCGCCCTCGGGAACGTCGTTCGGATCGACCGTCGAAAGATCAATCGGGTTTGACGGATGCAGGCCCGGCGTATGGCGGATCAGAGCCGTTTTCGCCGCATTGACCTCATCCACAAATTGATCCTGCGATTGTCGAGTGTCTAGCATCGCGTCTTTGGATTGAAGAATCTGCGCCTCGTAATTGGTCACTTTAGCAAAAGGACTCGATCCCTCGGCGCTACCGCTTTTTGCTTCCTTGATCGCATTGAGAGTCGCATTTGAACGAACAGGCTGAATTTTAGCATTCAGGTTATAGCCCGGCGTTCCACCAATACCGTGAAATGGGGACCACGACGGGGCGCCTTCTCCGCTTTCTATGCCACCCATAAATCCGGTTGCGCTTGGATGCGCCTGCGCCATCGCAGCCGCATCATTAAGGCGGCTCAAGTCCGCTTGATTGTCGCTAAAGTCCCGTTTCCCCCCCGCTTTCTGCGCCAAGTAGTCATTCGCAGACACAAAATTCTTGCCGCTCCAAACCCCGGTCGTGCCGTTGCCTAGGTCGTATTCGTAACCGACCATGAAATTTTGATTTTTCGTCCCGCCGCCAGCCATCGCCTTTTCCTAGAAATGCCGCCCCGTCGCGACCGGGCGCGGGGGCGTATTTGTAGCTTTCGGGGGCGCCCTATGCCGTTCCGCCGCCGCCGCCCGCACTTCGGCAAGCGACTCCGCATCCTGTTCCTTCGTTTGATTGACTTGTTTGTCGTAGCTCACCATTGCCGGGTTTGGGATCGGCTGGCCATTCGGCCCCATGATGACTTTTTCATCGAGCTTAGGCGTCGCTTTTTGAATCAGCTTTGTTGCCCCCGTTCGCGGATCGAAGCTGTAAACATCGCCTTCCCGTGTCGTCACCGTCTGCATTTTCGGCTCAGCCACGCCATAGAGCTTCGCCAGATCACCCGGATCGAACGCGCCCCCCACGTCCCGCGCATACCCGGCCATATCGAACGATCCATCCGCACGGAAATTGTTGGAGAACGCCTGCGCTTGACGCTGGGCGATTTGTTGCTTCAGGGCGATAGCGCGCTGATTGATGACCTTCTCTTGTTGCCGCTCTAGGAAGGCCTGCGCGCCGGGCGTATCGCCCTGCATAATCTGGCTTATCGCCATCAGCCGATCATTGAAGGTTCGCCCGGTTTCCGGGTCGGTCGCCGTCAGCCGGTCGAGCAGCCCGTGCAGCCCCGGCCGTGGCGGAGGCGACGTGTCCGGACCGCCGCCGGTCAGCAGACCTTGCGCCTGCGATCCATCGTCCGCAGGCGGCGCGGCGCCCCCGTTGCCCTGATTTAACGTCATGCCAAAAGGCAGACCGGCCGAGGGTGACGACTGCACGGCGAGCGGCGGGGCGCCCGACATCGGATCAGCCTGTGTCGCCATCGCCGCGCCAGGGGGCGGCCCGGCGCCCGGCGGCGGCCCACCCCCGAGCAACGACATCGGCGGCGGAGATTGCGGCGGCCCGCCTGGCGGAGGCATGGGCGCGGCAAGCGGCGGCGGCGCGACAATAGGCCCCGGCAGGTTCGGCGTGTTCCCAACACCGAGCCCGTTGAATTGCGAACCCGGATCAGGCGTAAACCCGGCCGGGGCCAGATATTGCGACAGGTCGAGATTATCGAGCAACGCCATCGCTCAGGCCTTCAATAGAATTCCGGCATCAACTGGCCAGTACCCGACGCCCCCGCCGTGGACGCTCCGCTACCACCGCCGAACATGCTCGCCAACCCACCGCTACCGCCTCCACCACCGAACAGCGTGCTCGCTATCCCGAGCCCTTGGCCGATAGAAGCGAGCAGGCCAGGGTCCTGCACCGTGGTTGACTTGGACGTTTCGCTTCCGGTCCCTTGTGTCGATTGACCGGTATACATCGCCGGATTGAGCCCCGAGAGCAGGCTTTCGAGTTGCGCCTGATATTGCAGCGGATATTGCTTCGCCTGATTTTGCAGCGCCGTGGCCTGCCCGCCGATAGTGTCCTGAAGCTCTAGATTCTTGCCCGCGACATCGGCTTGCGCCGTCCCCAGGTTCGTCAACAGGCCGCCTTGTTGAAGCGCCGCATTCTGATTGGCGAGCAACGCCGCTTGCCGGTTCGCCGCATCCTGCGCGGAGAGCCCGGTCGCCTGCGTATACATTTGGTTGAGCAGACCGCCCTGAGTGGACGCCCGCCCCATCGCCAATTGCTGATCGGTTTGCGCTTCCTGCACCCCGTAGCGCGAGCCGCCGAAGGCGCCGCCTTGAGCCGCCTGCGCGGCTTGCGCGGCTTTCGTCATCCCGGCTTGCTGATCGTATTGCGCCAGGACCGGATTAATCACTTGATTCTGATACGGATTCTCATACGCGCTCAGATTATCGAGCACGCTTTGCCCTTGGACCTGAGGGATATTGTTCAACACGCTTGACGCTTGACCGTACCCCGCCGGTTGCCCGAGCCCGGCAGCGGTGTTCACCGCTTGCGTCTGAAGGTCCGACATCCCCGGCGTATAGGGCGCCGAACCCCCCGCCTGGAGCGCGCCAACTTGACCGGCCATCGCCTGTGTCGGGTTCGATATCCAATCAGGGACATTCGGCGTCGAGGTACTTTGTTGCGCCTGAGTCCCGCTTGTGTTGGTTGTGGTTTTCTTGCTGGACACTAGAGCACCTTGCGGAGCGTGACCGAGAACAGGTCATAACCCATCGGCTTCAACAGCCGACGCCACGCCTCGCGCCCCTCGATCAGGGTTTCCGTGCAACCCATCATCCGGGCGAGGCTTTCGATCCCCGGCGCCATCCGCAGCAGTTCGTCCGGATCACCGGTCGCCCACAGGACTTGAAACACCCTCGCCCCGCCGGGATAGGCCTCGATTTGCGCGACCATCGCCGCCTTGGCGCCGGGGAAGAAAAACGCCCGCCGCGAGGCGACTCGCGCTTCCAGATCGTCAATCGTCCAAAAGCCGTTGTCGGTCATCGCCTCGGCGAAACCGTCGCGAAACCGCGACCATTGCGAGAGCAGCGGATCGACCGTTGTGGCCAGATCGATCAGGTCATCCGATGGAAGATCAATGCGTTCGCCATCCATACCCTGAGGCCGGGTGAACCCGTTCGTTTAGGATTTCAACGCCCACCTACCGGCGCGATATCAAACTCAGGCTTGCCGCCGCGCACGAACGCGGGCGACGACGAGAAATCGAAGCGCAACCGGGCGATACGCCCCTCAGCCCGAAACGACCGTTTCTCTTGCCCCGGCGTCAGTGTGTAGGGACCGTGTGTGTAGACGGTCGGCGCCTGAGGATGGTTTCGGGTGAACAGGGTCATGGTCACAGCGCCGATTTGGTTTTTGAAATCCGGCCACATCCCGTTGACCCGAATCCCGCCAGGCGCATCGCCCAAATAGAAATCCGCGCTCTCGATAAAGCCCGTAATCGGGCCGCCGTCCGCCGAGTTGCCCTTTTCCTGTAGGTAGACCGCCCCAGTCGGCGTCACCCCTATCGGGTTGCTTTGCGGCCCGGCGTCGATCCAGGCCGTGCGCGAAAGCAGATCAGTATTCCAGCCGTCCGGCCCGAGGCAAACTTGCCGGGAACACTCGAATCCGTCCCGGTCATCGGGATAGAACCACCCAATCTCTTGAAACGTCGAAACCGCGCTCCCGACGATTTTGGCCGACTGGCCCGCCGTTATGTGATCGAGGAAATTGCTCCGGATCGGACAAATGACCTGAGAAGGCGAGCCGCCGAGGCTGTAGCTCCAAAACGTCAGGTCATCGGCTACCCACATCACATCCAGATTCTTGACCACCGGGGCGCCGGGCGAAATCGCCGGGCAGTTGTTGCCCACGTGCTCGAATTTCCACGTCTGGCCGGGATTGCCGAGGAAGGTCCCGAGGTACAGGCCCACCGAAGTCCACACCAGCACGTAATCGCCCACCACCCGCGCGCACACGATCCGGCCGAAGCTCTCAAGGATGTATTCGCCTGCATTGTTCGACGGGAGAGTCGTCCAATCCGTATTGTCCTCGATATCGCTCCAACGGATGCACAGGGGATTGAACACCCCCGAGACCTCTTCATTGCAGCCGAAGGCGATGCATTGGCGTTGCGGAACCACGCACATATAGGTCACTTCGACCGGCGCATTCGGGACCAGGGCCGCCAGATGCGACGACGTGCCATCCCATTGATAAATACCGCGCCCTCGCGGGTTGGCCATCAGTTGGTCGCCCCAGGTCGCGAGACTCCATGTCAGGGGATAATATTCGGTCGCGCTTTCCGTGCCGTAGGTCCCCACGTTCCATTCGCCGGTCCCGTAACCCCGGCCGCCGGTCCCGTCGATTTCGCCGTCCGTCCAAGGCGCCGGCGTAATGTCATAAATCAGCCCGTCACGCCAAACCTCTAAGCCGTTGTGCTCACCGAAGGCGACTGCCTGAATATCGGTGAAATCGGTCCAACAAAGGCACGACCGGCATACGCCCTTGAGCGCCTGGAGCGTCAACCGCTCCCATCCGCCCTTCGTTTGCCAGGACCCGTTATAGAACCGGATCAGCGATGAATTCAGCCAGCGGCCCATCGAGTTGAACAGCGTGTCATCGGTCGAGAGGCCTTGTTGCGGCTGGAACGGCTGGTTCACCGGAACAGCCCTTTCCGCTTCGCCGTACTCGCAGGCGGATCGGGCGTGTTGCCCGCATCGACCCAAGCCAGATATTCGGCATAGTCGCGGTTGTCGGGATCGAGCGGGATAAACGCGCCGTCGCTCAACCGCTTAACTCCGGCCCGTTGGCCACTCACCGGGTCATTCCAGATTTGATATGTGGCCGTCATAGCTCAGCATCCGCCGTCAGGATTCCGGCTGTATCCGCCCAACCGAAGGCCGCCGCATTTGTGGTGTTGGTCAAAAACAACAACAGCGGTCCGTCTATTTTGCCGCTAATGCCAGCAATCGGGAAAGTACCGCCGCCGACGTTACCGATAAACCTAGCCGTGGTGAAGGTACTCGCACAGGTCGGCGCGACTCGCATCGACGCCAGAAAGTAGAGCGTTGCGAGTATCCCTTGTCCTATGCCAAACGTGAAGGCTGGCATCAGGACGCCGTTACCACTTTGGGCGATTGAATAGTCAAAAGACTGGAAGTACCGGCGGCAAAATTGTTTCTCAAGATCATTAGGCCGCCGCTCGAACGTCGAGACCAGCGACCCAACCTCAAGCTGAACACCCGTCAGGTAAAACGTCCCATTCAGCGTCGCGACCAGATTAACGGCGCCGGTCGCGCCGCCGTAATTGACCGCCGCCCAGGCGCCCGCCGGGCCTGCAAATGTAGACCCCACGCCAAGGCTGAAAACGACCGCTAATCCCGACGTGTTATCTATCGCCCAGGTTCCCGCCGTATCCCCTGGAATTGTCAGGACGATTTTCGTCCAAGTGTTCGCCGCCGGAAGCGCGAACGTGAACGGATAACTTCGGTTGGCCGTCCCGTTTTGAAGGGCGCCGCTAAAGGTTCCGGTCACATTCGATTGCGCCCAAAAACTCAAGGTCACAGGCTTGGCGTTGGCCGTGCCAAACAACAGGTCTGAAATGTTCAGCCCCTCGATAGGCTGATTTATTTCAAAATAATCACCGGCGCCCACCGTAAACGCCGCCGTGATAATAGCGCCAAGGTAATTGACGAAGCCGCTCCCAACCGGAAGCGCCGCCGCATTGTAATTACGCCCCAAGGTTACTTTGCCAGATTGCGAAAACACCGTCCGCCAACGATCAATTGCATAAATCAACCCGGAAACAGGTGTTGTGGCGGCGCCAGCGTGGCGCGCATCTATCCGCATATCCCCGTTGATAATCCGGTTGCGGAAAAACGGAACGTCAACGTCAAGGTTCGCGTCCGGTAGTTTACCGCTCACCGTTTTGACCGGGACATACCCGTTGTAGGTTGTCGCCGTCAGCGCCGTGACCGTCAGCGGCCCGGCGAGGCTCACGCTCCAAAAGGCGTTCGTCCCGTCATTCGTCAGGACTTGCCCCGCCTTCCCCGTGACAGACGGCATGTTGATGATCGCGCCCGCAATCTGCGCGTCCGTGTAAGCCTTTTGCGCGGCGTCCCCGGCGTCCGTGTAAGCCTTGATCGTCAAGCCGCCGATCAGCACCGGATAGAAGGCTGTCCCGTCTGTGTGGACCGGCCCGGCGTCGCCCGGATTGAAATTCAGGGTCGCGCCGCCCGCCGAGAGCCCGACAATGCCGCTTGACCCATTATGGACGAAGTAGGCTTTCGGCACCGAGGGCGCCGTCAGGACCCCGCCGGAGCCGCCGGTCACGTCAATGAACTTCATGCGCGCTTCATCGGTCGCGCCGAGGTTCACGGTCAGGGTATGCGGCCCTGAAAGGCTGATCGCCAGCCGCCCGTTTTCCGCATCATCGACAAGCTGAAACACGCCCTGATTCAGGATCACGCCCCAGGTGTTGTTATTCTCACCGGTCGCTTGAAGGGTGAACCGGGCGGATGCGGTGTAAGACGACGGCATCTAGGTTTTCCGCTTTCCGCCCCCGTGGAAATTCTTCTGGCCAGGAGCCGCGTGCGCCTTACGGGCGAGATTGCCGATTACCCCGCCGGGAACCCCTTGCGCCTTCAGTTGCGCCGCCCGGCCGCCATGCCCGAGCGCGTTCGATTTGCCCTTGAAGCTCCCGCTTTTCCGGATCGGCGCCATGTCAGAACCCCCGCTTGCGTGGAAAGCCCGGCATCTTCGGCGTCATCGACTTCGGCATCATCGGGACCGAAGGCAGCGGGGCGCCCTGGAGCGGCGTGCCGACCTTCGACAGCAGCCCGAGCGATTTCGGCGCACCCTTCGCGCCCCGTGGCGAGCCGCCCGCCCCGCCCTTGGCGAACATGGCCGCCCGCCTGGCCGCCGCATTATTGGCGGGAACCTTGAAACCCTTGGCCATCACACCGGCCCTCCTGTCACGATTTTCAGCCACGCCCCGCCAAGCGACAGGGCCAATTCGTTTTGGTCGCTCACCACCACCACGCAGTAGGGAAAATCCGCCGCAGGCGGCAGTTGCGCCTTCGTGCTCGCCCAGATCGGGAACGGCTGGCGCCACGCTATCGGCATGAAGTAGGTCGTCAGCCGCAGCACCATGCGTTGCGCCCACATCGGCGCCGCCGGTTCGACAAGCGCGCTGATCGGCGGAACGTTTTGGGTTGTCACCATGCCGGAGTCACCCGATCCACCGCCATCCAGCGGTTCGATTGGCTTCGCAGCTTAGTATAAGCCTCGTCTTCCTGCATCGCCGCGTTCGACATTCTCGGGTCCTGACTCGTCGCGCTCAGGTAATCCCGGTAAAGGCGAAGCTTTGAGCGCGATACGATCAGATCGGCGCCCGTGGTCGTCCATATATTGGACGAAGAATCATCCGTGTAATCAAGCGGCGGCTGGACCTGTATCACCTCTTCCATTTGCAACGGATAAGCCTGATTAGGCAACGGATAGACGATCACTTGAGAGGCCAGGGTCGCCCATTCGGTCGGTTGGCCGCTCGCGGGCGTCGAGTAAGCCGCCTGAATCCAATCCAGGGAGCGCCGGGTCATGGCGTAGCGCACCCCGCCGATAATCACCCGGATCACGTCAACCCGGAGCACCATCGGATCGAGCGTCACATACTGAGACCCGATCACACACGGAACCGTGGCGATGGTTTCATTGAACCACCACCGCTCCCACTCGTAATGATCGATGGATTTCTTGATGCACGTGACCAGGGCGCCGGACAGGTCATCGGCCAGATCGTCACGAACCGTTTCGTCCTGAATCCGTTGCTTCAGGTCGCCAAGCGTGTCCGGCATGGCGCCACCGCCCCTAACCCAGCGCGGCGACGTAATCCAGCCACACAGCCGCCGCGCCCGCCGTAGGGGCCGCGCCGGTCGAAGCCAGGGTGAAATAAATCGGCGTATCGGTCGCCAGCGGACCCGCGACACCGAACGCCACAGGCGCATCGCTCCGCGCCGCCGCCGCAATCGTGGTCGCCGCGAGGATTTGCGCGCCGCCCGGCGCGGTTCCTACCGCAACCGTATTCGTGGTCGAGTTGAACCCGACCGACGTTTGCGTGTGGATTTGGTTCAGCACCGCCCCCGCCGGGAGCACGCCGACCAGCCCGCCCGCCGGACTGGCGAACGTCAAGGCGACGCTGATTTGGTGAACGACTTGAAGTTGGGTTTTCCGGCCGCCGGTCGCCATATCGGCCCCTCCTAGTTGGTAAAAGTAGAGCCGACAATAACGCCGAAGTCAGCCGCGTTGAAACGAAGCTTCTTCAGCCCGTGAATCACACCAGCTTCAACGCCGAGCTGATTTCCGTAGTCAAATAATTCTTCGTTCCAATCGAACGACTTGAAGGATTGGCCTTCGCCAAATCCAATCGCGCAGGCTTGCGCGCCGAGAAGCACACACCGCCGCGCCGTTGCTACCTGCACGCCAGTTGTGCTGTTCACGCCATTGGTCACACGGGTCGATTCATGTAGAACCGCGCCATTATACATTCCCAATGCGCCCGTCATGATCGGATTTCTTTCCGATCCATCGCCAGTCATAGCCGCCTTTTGGATATCCAAAAATTGACCGGCGTTCACGTTCGTCCGAAGCTGAGTCACTTGCTTCGTATGCATGACGACGACATATCGATCCTCGCCATCGACGTTCACCGGCCGGATTACCGGCCCGGTCGCCGTGGTCGAGCCGAGCTTGGCGGATTCCACCATCTTATCAATCAGGGCCAGGGACATTTCGTCGCCTGCCGCAAGCAACTCGTCCGTCGCCTTGGCGTTTGGCCGAGTAATATGGTTCGCATCCGGCGCCAGGACCGCGTTCATGCCGGTATAACGCACGTCTGTTTGCGGCGTATACCCACACACGGAGTTGAAGAACGAAGTATCGATCCGTCCAGCCCACCAATCCTTCAATCCGAGCATTGCCTCCTCTCGAATTGACCACGGGATTCTCTGTTGAGTCATCTTGCCGCCGGAACGAACACCATGGCGCAACTGATCGACCAACAGATTATCAGTATATGTGGTTAGCGGTTCCTCATTTCCCTCAAGGGTTGCATCGCCCTGTACACCATCGCCGTTCAACTGCATTCGCAGCGTGACCGTCACCCGGTCCCCGGAAGATTTCGATGTTTCCCCAAACACCTGAATAATGGCGTCTGAAGAATCGCCGATGAACTTTTGCACCCATGTCGCCTTCAAGGCTTCACGGGCAAGTTGAGACCGCCATAATTTTACGGCTTCAGGAGCGTTGACTCCGTAGGAAGTTGTGGCCATCGGGAGGCTCTATTTGCGGATAGTTGCCGCACCGCTCTAACGTGGCGGCGGTCCCGAGGCCGGGCTTACAGCCCCCGGCGGCGCATAGGCTGATTACCGCTCAGCCGGGCGAATTGACGAACGGTTGGGCGCGTTCGTTTGAATGGTCAAGAGCGGCCGGGTTCGTTCTCAGCCTTCGGCCCGCGATACCCGCGCGAATAAAGAACCGCCAGGAAATGCAAGGGAAGCCCAACGTTCGCCCCGGCGCTGGCGAACAATGGCGCAATCTGATCGGCTGAATATCCAGCTAATCCACACCCGACCGGCGTGACCTCAAACGTCAATTCATGGTGTTCCTCGGCATATTCAAGGAACTTTCGGATATGCCTCTCGATTATAAAGAGAGGCAAGGTCTTTAGCTTTTCATCCTTGGTCGGAATCGCATAGCTAGAACCTTGCCGACCCTCCCCTTGGCCATAGATCGCCCCGTGCCGTTGCTTCGCCCAGCGCGCCGCGCCTTTGCCATGTCGGCCCGCGAGGTTGGAGCCGAAGACGAAAATCGCGCCGTTCATCGGATACGCAGTCCCAGGCCAGGACCGCCGACCAGGGACAGCAGCCAGAGGATGGCGATAATCGCCAGCAGCACCACCACCACCATACGGACCGGCGGCGGCAGCGTGAGTTGCTGGAGCACCCACCAGACGATAGCGAAGATCAGCACAACGACGAGAAGGCCGATAATGGTCATAACGATTTCTCCATACGCACCCCCATCGCGAACGGCGTTTCTTCCCCCCGCTTCCGCGACGGGCCAACCGTCGCCATCGTCGTCATATGGCCGGGAACGATCACGGCGAGGGTCAGGGTCGTGGTTGTCTTGATCCAGATATGGCTATCGACGCCATCGCTCAGGATTTGCAGTTCGGCATACTCGAAATCAAACGCCACCACATCGCCCGGCTTGAACACCGGCCGCAGATCGACCGAGGCCCAGGCGTTCGGGATCACGTAGACGGTTCCCACGCCACCCCCACCCCCGCCGGACGCATAAGGGTTGCTATCGTAAGCCCGCAGCCAATCAACCTCCAACGCCGCCGGGAACACCGTCTCAGGCGCCGGGTCGCCACCCCATCCGCCGCCGATGGCGAGATTCAAGATCAAGTACATCGGCTTGTGCATATCCAGCGGAGTCGGAAACTGCGCGACTAGAACCCCGTCGAAATAGAAGGCGATTTCGTTCGCTTGCCAGTCGACTCCGTAATCATGGAAATCCGCCGATCCGTCCGGAATCGCATAGGGGCCGCCTTGGCTTGGCCCGGTCCCGCTATGGGTGCCGAGGTATTCGGTCAGCGGATCACGCCCCAGCCACTCGACCACATCAATTTCCGGAGGCCAGGACCCATCCATCGGCAGCAGCCAGAATGCAGGCCACATGCCGACCCCCGGCGGCATTTTCAGACGCGCCTCGAAGAACCCGTACACCCGATAAAATGACGGATAGGTGTTCAGCATCCCCGAGACGTAGCCGTAACGGTTGCCGTGGCCGTCATCGACCGGCGGGGAAACCTTCGATGCCGTAAGGCTCAGGATCGAGTCCTTGACCGTCCAGGGCGACGCCTCTAGCGGCCCCTCTTCATTGACGTAAAGCTGAAGCTCGCCGTTCGACGGCAGGCTACAGCCGGGCGCCGCCGGGTCCACATACCACCAGCGCGACAGGTAGGTGTTCCAATCGAGGATATCGAAATCGTCCTCGAAAAGCAGGGTCGCCTTCGTCTCCGGCTTCACCATCATTGGACCGTCACCCCTTTCGGCGCCGCCGCTTCCAAGGCAAAGCCCTTATGCTTCACCGCCATATGTCGGCGCAGGTTTTCAAACGACCGGTTGCAGCACGGACAGACGCCCGCCGCCGCCCGATTTTTCAGCCGCGTCACTTGACCCCGCGCCGCCGCCGCTTGCCGGTCCGCCCGGTCGCGGGCCTCCGTCGCCAGTCGCGCCCATTCTTCCAGCCGCGCCGCATCCTGTTTCAGCCGGTCACGCTCGCGCCGCAGCTTGTCCATTTCGCTTTCGCCTTGTGGGAAATGGCGCAGATGGCCCCACGGGCAATGAAACGTCGCGGATGACCGTTGAAGGGTCTCATAGGTCGCCGTGTCCAGGCACCAACGTTCCCCGCATTGGCCGCACTTGATTTCCGTGAAGCCGATCATTTTGACCGCCCGCCTGGCCGAAAGTCACACACCGCCATCGGCCCGGCCATCAAGAGTCAGCAGCACGAACACCGCGTTATCGACGGCGTGTTTTCGGGTCTCTTCCAGATCGCAGGTGCAGCGGTCCGCCGGACACATCGAGGCGTGTTTCATCCGCTCGACATTCAGCAGCCACTCGACGGCGACCCGCAGGCCCGCAACTTGCCGTTGGGCCTCTTCAGCCTCTGCCATGGCGATATTCAGCCCACGCGTGGTCATGCCGCTTCATAGCGGCCCGCGCCCGAGGCGGGGATCAGGTGAATCACTGAGAGCGGCGCGTTGTTTCCCGCTCGCGCAGCTTCGCCCAGGCCTTATCACGCGCCGGACCGTCCAACTTCGCCACGTCACCCCAGCTAAGCGCCCCGCCCGCTTGCCGGGCGACCGCCCGGACTCCGGTTTCGGTCGCGTTTTTCAGCTTATCGAGGTTTTTGTCGGCCCGTTTCATGCCCGGCTTGAACCCCCGGCGCGTGGCGAGCGCATAAACCCGTTCCGCCGGGTCCTGACCGCTCTCAAGCGACATCCGCACCACCCCGAACAGGTCATCCGCCAGCTTGCGATCCAGATAGGCGCCCGAGTACCCCGCATCGCGCAATTCATCGATGCGCGCTTGCCGGTAATAGGTCGCCGCATCGTAATAGTCCGGATGATCGACGGCATAATCCTCCTCGGATTCCGTCATCGCGCCCCGCAGCTTGTTCACCTGATGCTCTAGAGCGCGTTGTTGCTCGCTCTGATGCACTCCCTCGACCTCACGCGCCCGATACAGCTTCAAGGCTCGCTTGACTGCCGCAATATCCCCGACCGGATCATCTTCCGTGTCCGGCAATTGGCCGATCAGGGCCAGCAATTCATCCTCTTGCGTCGGCCGCCCCGTGCGCCGCTCAAGGTCCGCGATCCGGCTCTCATACTCTTGCGCGCGGGCCTCCGCCGCCCGCCGTCGCGACCGCTCACGGGCGACTTGGCCAGCGTGGTTATGAACCCGCTTCTCTAAATCCTTCGCCCGTTTCCCGGCGTCCTCTTCCTCGCCTTCGCCTTCACCCGACTCTTCGGGTTCCTGGCCTTCCTGTTCCTGATCCAGGCCCTCTTCCAGGCCTTCGTCGGCGCCTTCGCCTTCACGTTCCGCACTCATCGCCGTAACCCTTCCAACGGCTTGGCGTTCAGGACCGCAATCGCCATCCGCAACGCCTTAATTCGACCTTGCACGACATCCTTCGCCTGATGCGCGCCGCGATAGGCGTCCGTATCCGGCTCGAATTTCTCTAGCTGGCGATCCAGCCGCTTTTCGTCATTCGCCAGCGCGTTGATTTCCCGCTCGATCACCACAATCGCCTCGTTAGACACGCCCAGGCCCTCCCGGTTGGACGTTCGACCCAGGCCCCGGCGCCATGGGCGCCCCAGTCGGCCGATTTGATGGCGTTACGCCTGGCGGGATCGCGGGCGCCCGGCCGCCGCCCGGTTGGGGTCCAAGTGGCGGCCCGCCCCCGGCCATGGCTGGGGACGGAGGCGCGGCGCCGGGACTCGGCGCCGGGGGGCCAGGAGGAGTCGTACTGTGCATGAAGCCCAAACCAAGGCCGACGTGTTGGCCATGCGCGTCCGTAACGTCGCGGAACGCCTTCGCCTGTTTGGCTTGCGCCGCCGCCTTCTTCTCCGCCGTATCGGCGTCCTGATTGGCCAAATCCGATTGCTGTTTGGCGACAACCGCCGGATTCGGCTGCGACATCACTTGCACTTGTTGCGTGACCGCCTGCGACAGTTGTTGCGCGACCGAGGCCGGGATATCGAGATATTGGAACAGGCTCGCCAACACGGTCGGCGAAATCAATTGCGCCTGCAAAAGCTGATTCACGAGCGGCATCAGGATCGCGGCGACCCGCGCCTTCGTATTCGGGGCCGCAGGCGCCTCGTCAACCACTACATCGTACTCGTCCGACTCCATGGCCATGGCGATAGGCACAAATTGTTGCTCGCCATCGAGCACAATCCGCACCATGAAATCGTCCGGCAGATAGAGCCGCATCATGGTCAGCAGCAACTTCCCCTGATTGCGCTGATAGCGGCGCTTGGCGTCGAAGAACGACGACAGAATCCCGTAAGCCGCCTGCTTGCGTTGCTGTTCGAGCACCCCCGCCTGTTCCCGGCTCGCAAGGCCCAAAATCTCCTCGTTCACGCCGGTACAGGCTTGAACCATGTCCTTGGCGAACTGCATCAACTGGAACAAGGCCGGTTGCACAGCAGGCGGCGACTTCGCCTGCATCTTCGACCCGTGGGCGCCGGACAGGGCGCCGCTCTTAACCCAGGTCACTTGCTGAGTGTCGGCCCACGACTTGTTGAATTGCGTGATATCCGAGACCGCATCCTCTTCCAGCAGCATCCCGCCATTCGCGTTGGTCCGCACGATATGCAGCACTTCAGAGAACAGCTTATTGACGAACTTGTTCGGTTCGACCATCGGCTTGACTAGGCCGTAATAGGTCCCCTTGTTGCGATTGCGCTTCGCGGTAATCGCCTTATAGCGGAAATCGTTTTCCGGCATCTGTTCCTTGAACAGCACTTGCCCTTGGCCGGTGAAGGCCCGGTAATAAACCTTATGTGTCGATTTCACGGAGCGCAGATTAGGATTCGTCTTCTTCGCGGCGGCATAATCCGAGTCTGACATCGGCGTCAGCTTCGTCACCGTGGGATCGGTCGGATGCGGCATCGGCGCGACGTTGACCGGTTCGCGCTCCCACCATTGCCACTCGGCGACCACGACCTCCGGATCACCGTCTTCGGTCCCGAGCATCCCATGCGTATAGCGTTGACGTGGATTCACAATTGTCAGGCGCTTACCGGCCGCATCGAGGCCATCGATGTCGTCCTCTTCAAGATCAGGCCGATTGATTTCTTCCTTGAAATCCTCGAATTCATCCAACGACATCGGGATTTCGCGCTTCAGATAGCGTTTATCCTCGAAACACCGTTTTCGCGACGCCGGGTCCGCTTTCATCTGCAATGGATCGACGCGCTCTTTCACAATCGAGGCGACCGACCCCTCAACCTCGACCCGCGTTTCCGTCCAACCAATGCCGCACGTCAGACAATCCAAAAAGGCGTCCGTATCCTCCTGATCGCCGTTGCATTGATCGATAATGTAGTTCGCCCCTTGCGTCAGCACGTCGGCCACGCCGGTCGATTTGGTCGAAATGTTCCTCGGATAGTATTGGACCTGTTGACGGTCCTGAATCTCCGCCCCGTTCACCGCATCAATCGCCGGTTCGGTCAGATTGAACGTGACCGGAATCTTGGATGACTCTTCCATCCGCGACGTTTCCACGTCGGTCCACTGAGTCCCGGCGCGGAAATCGAACCACTTTTTGGCGTCCTCGATCCATTCAGACCAATGCGCCGTCAGCAGGCCATCCCACCGATCAAACATGACGAGCAGATCGTCATCGTCCGGCAGGTTGGCCAGCTTGCCGCTACTCTTGTCGCTAGAAGCGACCACCGGGGCGTTCTGCGCGTCGAATTGCGGGCCAGTGACCGGGTTGGCCATGTCAGTTCAGCCGCTCCCTCGCCTTCGCCTTCGCCAGGACGCGGCTGCGCTCCGCCAGGGAATCGATATCCTCAACCGCCTTCGGCAGGGCCGCCTTCAGCCAGTGGACCGGCGCCATGCAATGCAACTCGCCATCGACCGGCAACCAATGCCCAGCGCCCTCCGCCATCGCCTGCATCAGCACCCCTGGAGTCAGCGCCTCAAGCCAAACCCCATCGCCTTCCACATCAACCACCACCAGACAATCCGGCCCCGACTCCTGATTGAGGAACGTCAGCAGCGCGTACCGGCCGACCGTTTCGAGATTCATGACCAAGGGTCCTGTGCTATCGGCAACCACAAGGGCCGCTCCGCCCATCCCGGCCACCGCTTGATCGTCACGCGCTCGCGCTCACCCTCGGCGGTGCGGCCTCGCGTATACGACCCCCAGGGCCGCCGATTGCTGGCGGCTTGGGACTCCTCGGGTGTTTCTGAAAAAGGCCGCCCGCCCCGATCCGGATTTCGGGAGCTATCCGTCGAAGCAGGCGGCAGACACCGCCCAACTGGAGGTTCGACAGGCGCCGAGCGGATCAGGCTACAACCTGCATCCGCCGCGATGGTTCCAGAAAGGGACCGCCCGCCCCCGCAACAGTCTGGAGGGACGGCCAGGGGCGAGCGGCTGAGTTGGCCCGGCGGCAGGCTGATATTGGCGCCGGGGTTCGACAGGGTATCAGGTTGCACCCACGGGAGGAAACCGAAGGGTTGACGGGTCATTGGGTCGCGACCGCTACCGGGTTGCCGGGTCACAGGGTCGCACGCGGAGCCGGGTCGGCCGGTGCGGGGATGGGGGTTCGGATTAAGTCCCCCCCGACCCTCCCGGCGAACGGCGTTCCCCGAACCCTGGTCGCCGAACATTGTTCACCGAACCCCGTTCGATGAACGCTGTTCTTCGGGCTGGCGCTGGCCGGGCAGAGGCGCGAGGCCATCGAGGATCACCACCGCCGCACGGATAGGACTCGTCGCCGTGGCGCCGATGGAGGCTTGCCCAACCGCTTGATACGGAACGGATATCTTGCCATCCCACGGACCGCCC